TTCAGGATCTTTCAAATTATAGAATCTCATAATTGCACGAACTAGATCGTTTAAAGAATTAGTGAAGTAAGCTTGTGTGTTACTTGCCTTTAATTCTAGGTTTGAATAAAGCATCTTAATAGCTGTACCACTTGCATTGGTGGTTTCAAACTTAGCAGGATCAATGCCTTGGCCTTCAGTGAAGATGTTTTCTCTAGTCAAATCTAACAATGTTTTACGAGCTTCAACCGGAATATCAATTGTTAACTTATCAACTCCAGATTTATCACCATTACCAGCATTGTTGAACTTAATAGCTCTGTACTTCTTCAAGTTATCCATGAAGGTATTAAGATCAGTACCACCATAATTGGTTAGAACTAAGATTACTTGCTGAACATCTGATACATCGTTTAAGAAGCCGGAATAGATGTGATCATAAGCATCAATTAAACCTTTGTACTTAAATAAATCAGGTTGTTGATACTTGTTCTTTGGGAATGGAATAAATGGCACACGTCCCATCTTATGATCATAAGTATTACTTTCACCAGCATCATAACCAGCTGTTACATCATAAGATGGAATTCTATTGAATGGTTCAATAACCGATTGATCATTAGCACTAGTTCTAAAGAACTGTGCTTGTTTGTCATTCCAATATTCATGAACCGTGAAATATTTACCACTATCAGTATCCAATTCACGATATGAACGAAGTAAACCAACCAGTTTATTATCAAGTGTCGTGTCATAGATTGGAGTAATTTGATCAGGATCAATCACACCATATCTAAAATTGCCTTGATCATCTACCCAGTAATGAAGCCAAGAAACACCAGCATTACATGCATCCACAGTTAAACGGTTGATAGCTAAATTATATTGGTCACCAAGAACAGTTTGAATTAACTGATTATCTTTTTCATTACCTACATCAATTTTCGGAGGAACAGTAGCAATATATCCGGCCTCCTGATCTACTAACAACTGATGCAAACTATTAGAAATTCTGTTATCAGCTCTTCGAAGGGGATCTTTTTTGCCACCATCTTCTTTAATTTTAGATTCGCCACGAGTACGAATAGTGATATCATTTTCATTTTTATAGTACTTAACAGAAGTATGATACCTTTGATTGAAGGCATTCCGTTGGCTTTCTGTATTCTTGATTAGATCTTTTAAAGCTTTTAATTCCAAGGAACAAATCCCCCTTTCACATTTCTTGAATAAATTGCATATCTCAAAGCATCAAGCCGGTCGTTATGTCTCACATCATTTTCTTTTAAAGGCTGTCCGGTATTTTCATCCCAGGCATATTGGTATATTTCATTCATTAAACCTTGAGAACAAGATTCAGCAACAAAGAATTTGCCTTCACGCATCTTCTGTGCAACACATTCAATACCAGGCAATACATTCTTATTAGCATTGATGCAGTTAATACCTGCTGCTTGAAACTCATTAACATTATCAGGACGTGCTGAATCAGCATAAAAAATAAGATTGCGGCCAAACTCATCTTGCAAGTTCTGTGCAATCTTAACCCAGTAATTAATAAATTTATGTTTCTTTGTGTAATCTCTTAAAACATAAGTATTCCCTTGATCATCATCACCTAGCAATAGAATTGGATTAGGGTGTTCATAACCCCAGTCAACGCCACAGTAATAATGAAGTCCTTCAGGAATTTTACTATCATCAATAACCATTTTCTTAGCATCAAAATCCTGGTAAACAATGCCTTCACCGGTTACCCATAGTCCCAAGATATCACGATCATAAAACATACCTCTAGGCTTAGAAGCCTTCATTGATTTAACATAATCAGGATCAAGAAAAGTATTATCATCAATCGTAAAATTAAATGCTACGATCCCAGAATCAGGATCATGATTATCAATGAAATCGATTTTCAACCAATGTGTTGGAATATCTGGGTTTGTGTCACAAATAATATGTGATCCAGGTTGTGAGCAACGGTTTTGGATTTCGTTAAACACTTCATGGTTAGCAAGGGATGCTTCGTTTACATATGCACCATAAGAAGTAAAACCACGAGCACTAGACAAGCCAGAAATAGAGCTGGTATAAACCGGAACAATATCAACACCAAATAAATGGTAGTGATTATGGACGTCAGGCTTAAGAGTTAAACCAAATTGTGTTTGTAGTTCTGAAATCACATTGTTGTAAATTGAACCAGATGTTGCACCAGCTAAGATAAATCTAGGATGCTTATCATTATGAAGCTTTGCTAAGTTAGCCACTCTCTTTAATTCATTAAGAAATAGCACATTATCAATAAATGTTTTACCAGAACGAACAGCACCAGATAGGATCATGATCTTAAATGATCTAGTCTCATAAGTATGGAATACCTTAACTTGTTTAGGAGTAAAGAAATCAGTTATTGCCATTCTTCTTATCCTCCTTAGTTAAAGTATCTAACATCTTATCAAGCAGTTGTTCCATATCTTGACCATTGTCTTCCATTGCCTTAGCCCTAGCTTCAGCCACACGAGCATCAGCATTAGCCTTACGAATTCTAGCAGCATCAAGTTCAGGAGTTCCATTATCTGCAAACAAACCCGCTTGCTTTAATACTGTTTGAATTGCCTGAAGCTTAACCATTTCAGATCTACCATTACGAATTAATTTGAGCAATTCTTTAATGGCATCCGGTAATGCATTATTTAACTGAGAAATACTGTATTCATGTTGTGCTTCTTTAAAAGACAGTTCGTTTTTCCACTTATAAAGCGTAGTTGGTGATCTGTGAAGTTTTTTAGCTATTTCTTCCATTTTCAAATCACCTTCAAAGAGCAGCTTAACAGCTTCTTGACGCTTTTTATCTAATTTTAAAAAAGCACTGTTTTCTTCACTTTTCTTCATTGTTACACCATCTCACCACCGCCTTATTTTGTGCAAAATAAAAAGCCAGCTTATGCTGACTTAAAAATATTAATTATTATCTGATTCTTCTAACATTGAGGGATATTCATAATTCATCTTTAACAACATTTCACAAAACTTTAGAATCATTTGTGCATCTTGCTGAGAATTAACATGTATTTCATGATTTGCATCATTGCCATATTTACGAATTTGATCAATCCAATCATGGCTTTTTACACTTATAAAATGATGCTGATCTAGATAGTTCACGTAGTCAAAAAAATTAAGATTTTCATCAGCGCCTAAGTCCACTGCTACATGCATTAATAACTTTCGACATAGAAGAACTGTTCCAGTATAAGCATTAGCTGCATAACAGCTTCTTGCTTCTTCATAAACCTTGTTTACATTATCTGAAACACCTTTGACTGATGAACCATATCTATTACCTGGAACTTGTACGCCTTTATAAATAAAGGTTGGCATATGGCAATTAGTACAAATATAAACTCCAGCATCTGGAGTTTCAACATAATTATCTGTATTAAAGCCAGCACTTTGGCGTCTCATAAGAGGTAATCCACTTTCACTAGAAACATACGCACCACAATAACCACATGTATAAGCTGTACTCATCACCTGATGGCTCTCCCATCTAAAATAGCCTTTTTTAATATTTTCTGTAATAGTATTCATAATTCACTCACCTCAAAACAATTATAAAAAAGCCTGATAAAAACTACCAGACTTTGAGATGAACGAATTTTAGTTTTATGTCATCACGGACAAATGGTAAGAGTAGGATTCGAACCTACAAAGCCATCAGGCAACAGATTTACAGTCTGTCAGCGTTAACCATTTGCATATCTTACCAGAAAGCCTTGCTAATTCGTGGTTTCGTTCTTTTCAAGGAGGACGGAATTGTTATAGCTTAGCAAGGCCATGAGAAACATAGGACTAGAACCTACAACCCATTTTCTAAATTTTTGATGCTTTTAATAAAAATTAAGGCTATTCCAATGTTCTCATTAAAGCCGTGATGGGACTTACACCCACACCACCGTAACTATAAAAGTCGGACGTGTCTTTTTACTCATAAGAGCTTTCACGGCTTAGTAATTAAGCTCAATTGAATGAAACGATATTTGGGAAGGACTTAATCACTTATCTTTCGACAATACTATAATACAATAATTATTAGTTAGTGTATTACCGTCTTAATACTGATAAACTGTGAATAAATTACCCGTTAGCTAATATCCTTTAAATCAATAATTGGTTGGCAATGGTGAACTCTTTGCCAATAATCAAAGGAATTAGCAAACTCAAACATTGCTCTTCTGCGTAAGTAAGAAAATTTATTTTGTTCACTGTAAACCATCCGCTGAACTTCTCCCCACGATTTACGATTAACGAAAAGTTCAATTAAGATGATCTCAGAATTGTGAGAGCAATGATGAATTGCATCGTAAACAGCTTCAACCATAGCTTCTGCATCAATACCATTAATAAGTTTATCTTCATTAGCATTCCCGAAATTTGAACTACCAGGAGCTGCAGATAATTTAGGGGAGCTCAAATCAGTTAAATTTCTTCCACTCATAAGAAGCAACTTAGGTAAATCTTTCTTGAAGAAACTTGATACATTTTCAAGCGTTCTTTTCTTATTAATTTCAGGAAATAATAAACTCATTTTCTTCACTCCATCTTTTTAATACCCATATCCAACAAGACCTCCATCAACAATCATTAGTGCATCTTTAACGCTTCGTGCAATTCCATGAATTACATTATGAGATTGAAGGAACTCATGAAAGCGGATTTGATCAGATCTAGGTTTACCAGTTTTCGATTTGACTTCAATAAAAAATATTTGATTGTCTACCCAGCGATAGCCCATAAGATCTGGAAATCCTTGAGGTAGTCCAGTATCAAACCAGCGATGATCAATAGTTTGTACTTTCCCTACATTAGTTCTAAAAACACTACATTTATGTTGTGACAATGCTACTTGAATTTTTTTCTGAATTTCATGCTCTTCACTAGCCATTATGAGAGCACCACACGATCATACTTCATATCTAACATTGTGATATCTCTCTTTTTATCCAATAGATCACCAATATTAGCATCTTCTTTAACAACAAAAATGTATTTAGGATCTTTATCTTTAAAGAATTGACTATCTGACAAACCATAATAATGAATTTCTTCTACTGGATCTTCATAGCGTAATAATTTCATCTTAAATACCTCCAACTAACTATTAGCATCAGCATTAGTATTTTTACTTTCTTGATCATCTGGAAGCAGTTCTGTTTGACTAGCTTCTAAATTAACCATTAATGGGCCGGATGAAATTTCATTTAATTTGTCCAATACAATATCCGCTGTATCTGCAGCTAATTGAATAGTAACTACACCATCTTTTACCTTAAAATTAGCAATATCTGCTTTAAATTGAATCACTTTACCGTGCATTATTTTCCCTCCATTAAATTACGTCCGCACATAGGGCAAAATCTTATATATGCCATTACTTCATATTCATTATTCGGCAAAATAAATTTTGACCATAGTTGATTTCCATGTTTGATTTCTAAAATGCTTCTTCTTGTGTAATGAACTAAATCATCACGAATTCTTTTAACCCCTCGACAGTATGGGCATTGTTCTTGTTCGTTAGTCATTACTTAATTTTCTCCCACACATAGGACAGTAATTAATTTTGATATTCTTAAAAAATTCAAATCTAGGGATATGATAATCAAGCATCGGAACTATTATTTCGAAATGTAATCGATCAAGCCAAAGCCATGCTTGTGCTACGTAATCATAAGTAGATTTTTTAAATTTTTCATCTATAAAAAGTAGCTTTACTGATTCACACTCATCAGCAGTTTCATGACAGTATGGACACTTATTTTCGTTCATTGTTTTTCATCCCCTGTTTACAACATTTAATGATCTCATGTGCTAGACCATCAATTTCTAAGTAGTCAGGCTTAAGTGCGTTAGCCTTTTGCATGATCATCATTGCTAAATTACTGATGTTTTCGTCAGTATGATAATTAAAGCCATATCTAATACCCATCTATATCACCTCGAATAAGTTATGGTACCTGTTTTACCATAAACATAAATTGTCGCTTTAATCATAATTTGATCTCTCTTTCACCATTACTATTCAACATTGGCATCCTATCAGTGCAACTTGGTTTGTCTATCTTTTCGAGTAATTGGAGAGGGTAACTTAATATACTTATTTGACTTGGTTCTAAAAGAAAAGTTACTTCTTCTGATTCTGCACACCATTCAGTTTTAGATATGTCATCATCATATTCAACATGGAATAGGTTAATAGGATCATCATCAGGCTCAAAGAATGATGGTTTATAGTAAATAGTAAAAGCTAGTCCCCATTGATCTTCTGTTACAATATATCCTTTATCTTTGTCTTTTAGTCTTCTGTAGAATTCTTTAATTGTCATCTTTATGTTCCTCTTCTGGATTACATCTATTATCCAAGACTTCAATATATTTAATGTTATTGGCAGGTAAAATTAAAGTATGTTGATATCCCTCATCTGCATAATCTTGTAAAATGTAAGCGCATTTTAAATCAATAGATTGTTTAATATCATCAAAAATATCACTTAACCAAGTTTCTTCAGTTTTAAAAATAGTATCAGTACCATCTTTAAAGTAAATTTTTACTGTTCTTTTCATTTCCATGCTCCTTAAGATACTTCAATCCTAAAATGGCATAACCAGCCATATCTAAAAGCGTATCTTCTAAACTTTCATCATTTTCTTTCAATTCATGATTAGTAATTAAATGTTCAATCCGGTTATATTTATCAGAAAGACGCACTCCAATTACTGATAAACCATATTTATCAACTGACTTGGTGAAACTATCACCATAGGCCTGATTTTTTTCAAGCAATGTTTCAGCCAATTGATCAGTAAATTCTTTAAATGGATTGCCTCTAAATTGATTTCTATATTCATTAACCAAAGATTGAAGTTCATCCATCTGATTAGGATCTAAATTTTCATATACATTCTTAAAATTCCATTCATTTTCAAAAAATGTGTAAATTAAACCATTTGATAATGGAACAATTTTTGAACCCAAATCATCATGATTTATAAGATAAACTGCTATTGGTTCATTTGTATCTGGATTAATTGAGACACTGATATTTGGATCAATATTTTCAATTTTATTTTTGAGTTGTTCTGAATTCATTAAATTTCACCTCAATCATGCACTTCAAATTCAATCAAAGCTACTTCTGCAGGGACTGAATAATATCGATTATAAAAAGCCGTAAATTTATAATTAAGAACTTCATATTTAGGATGTTCTCTTAAAAAGTTGTTAATTTGAGTATCAAGTTCCTGAACTTCATTGCTAGGGACCCAATCAAAACGTACAAATTTTATCTTTTTCATATTTTTCACCTCAAAAGTGTCACTCATGTGACAGTTGTTGACACTTAACTGTCAACAAGCTACATCTTACTCACACAAGGAATTACAGCCTTATGTGAACAGTATGTTAGTTAAAATGCCATAACTTTATAAGGAGTAAATGTACAGTACCCATATTTTATAAATAAAATATTTTATTATATATTTACTGTCATAGTGTTCACAACTGTCTTTAATGACTACAGTCTGTAGGGCTCAAGGTGTGAACAGTAAGTGTCAACAAACTGTTCACCTACTGTCACTCTTTTGCAAATCCTCTTACAATTTTTCCTTCTATTCTTTTACGAGCACCAACCTTATAGCCTAAGTGCTCCATGTAATATCGAATATCACGAGTTTCTTTAGTGTTTCTTCCTAAAGCATCCCTATCATTAAATAAAGCTAAAGCTAATTCGGTATTCTTTATGAAATCTTGATTCTTGAATTTATTATCTAAGATATCCATTAATTCATCTTCCAAACCGGATGTATAACGGAATTGCTCACGATTTTCTTCAAGTAATTTTTCTTGCCCTTTAGTTAGTAAAAACGGATCTTTAGAATTCTTATAAAGCCAAACTGCCTCACCCCAAATTTGTTTAACATAATTAGGTTGTAAATCAGTTACTGGGCTCATTTTTTGCCGCTTTTTATTTGCATAAATTGAAATAAATCTACGATCACCTGAACGGTCTTTTAAGTGACGAACTTCATTAGTAGTTCTGGCCATAACGAATTTTTTCATAAATCGTTCTGACTTACGTGCATATGATTTACGATATTCGAACACCTGCATAGTGATAAACTTTTTAATTACTTCAAAACTTGCTTTGTTCGATGCAGTCATTTCATCATCGTTAACAATCAGCGCGTTTTTCATAACTTCAAAATCATCTTTATCTGTAAATGTGTTGAACTGATCAGTGTATAAACCAAGTGGGGCTAATTTTTGCAGCATTGTAGTTTTACCAGCACCTTGACCACCAACAATATCAAGTACAAAGTCAAATTTAACTTTAGGATCATATGCTTTGGCCACAGCGCCCATAAACCATAATCGTGTAATCAAGATTTCTGTTTCATTCTTTTCAGCACCTAAGAAATTAGGGAAAAGATCATCTAAGCGGCGCTTTTTATCCCAACGTGCATAGGCTTCATTCATGTAATCAACTACTGGATTGTATGAATTCATGTAGGCGACATTAGTAATGCCTTGATCGACTACTGCATTTTTGAAAACTGCACCACCATATTTTTTTGAAGATTCAATATAAAGTTCAATGCCATTAATAACTTGATCAGTATATTGACCCTTTGAAATATTAATTTCACCAATTGAAATTTTTAAATTAGCATCCCTTACTACATCTACTTCATTGGTAAATTCATTGAACTTGAATAAATTTTGGAGGTTTTTATCAGTTTTAAGGATTAATACAACGTTTTTAACAGATGTAGTTTTTAAAGAATGATCTTTAGTTTCTTCAAATAAAGTTTTATGATTTTGTTCCTGCTTTAATTTGTTAGCAGCTTCTTCATTGATATTTATTACCTTTTTATCATCAGTCAATACTGAGCTCATTTCCTTTCTATTTGATACACTAGAATCATCCTGTAAATAGGAGGTGATTCTATGACTGAACAAGAATTTAGAGATAAGTACAATGCACTTCTTAAAGAATTTCAGCAAAAGTACAATGCAAGCGGTCGTTTACATAAGCAACTTCATGAAGATGATTTGGTAAAAAGTCTAAAAGCTGCTGAAAATCAAGATGAACGAACTGCTATTATTGCAGCTAAAATTTTAGGAATTGAAGTAGATCGTACTAATAAATTAGTTGGTTTTATGCTTAAGAATTTTTTAGATATTAAAGATTAGTAGTGCTATCAAACTGTTCTGTAATCTTTTTTTCTAAAAGATCAACAATCTTTTCAGCATTAAGCTTGCCGTTATCGGCAGGCTTTTTGTTTTGCTTTAATTTATGGCCACATTGCTCACAGTAATTTCCTTTATGGACATAATGTGAACAGTAACTACATTTAATTAATTCATTCATTGCTTGCCTCTCTTCTCCTGATTTCCTTTTCAATCATTGAATTTACAGTTCTTTCAACTTCATTGAGTGGTAGTGAATCTTCTGTATTGTCATTGGCAATAACTGCTAATTTAGCAGCTACTTCAGGATCAACATTGCGAAATAGTAAGCCGCCAATAAAACTAGCTAATGCATTGTTTCTGCCACCAGTTTTACCTAAGCCATTAGCAATTTTTTCAAATAACTCAGTAGTTTGAGTTTTGCCAGTAGGCTTATACCCTTCAAGCTGTTCAACTGGCTTAAATTCCTTCTGCTTTTCAAGAATCAGATCAATTAAGCCTTGTGGTGGTTCTCTCATTGGCTCATTGTTTAACCACTTATAAGATTTATCACCTAACATTGAAGGAGCTACCACAACATAATTATTTTCATGAGCCTTGAGATCAACTGAGGGTAAAAATCCAATGTTTTGTTGAATCTTTAAATTCTTAGGCTTAGTAAAGAAGAAATGGAAGCCATTATGAGCAGTTCTTTCACATAATGTATTCTTAAACCATTCATCATGATTAAGAGCTTTGATAGACTTCATGCCATCTTCACCACTGTGGCGGTCAACATCAATTACAAAGAATTTATCAGTTTTTAATGCAATGTTAGCTGTTGGATATTTTTGCCAAATTTGCTTAATTTCATCGCCCTCAAGGGGCGGTTTATTTGCAAACTTAATTAGTGGACGTTTATTGTTTCCAATTGGTATTACGCTAAAGCCATGCTCTGCATATGACAGAGCGTAATTTACTAAGTTAGGATGCATAACATCACCGCTTCCATAAAAGATAGAACAAGTAAGCTAATACAAGTGCCAAACAGAAATAACTTAAAAATACATGCATATTAGAAATCCTCTTCTTCATAGCCATAATCAATATTTACTTTAGGTTTAGGCAATTCTAAATATGATTTGATAGCACGTTTTTGAACTGTCCATTTAGTCCAAATTGGTTCTTCATCACAGCTTGGATACCATAAACCGTCACTATGGTGCTTTTTAATGGCCACTTCAAAGCTTAGTAATCTTTCTCTACCTTCCATTTTTGTTAATAGTTCATGAACAAAACTAGGATCAGCAGTGGTGTACAATGGATAAACTTTAGTTCCAAGAACTACAAATAATTCTGTTTTTGGGTATTTAATATCATTCATTTTCATTTACCTCTCTTATTTATCAAATGGCAACATATCATCAGTAATTTCAATATCACTACCTGTATTACCCGCAAATGGATCTTGTTTGCCATCTACTTCAAGTTTTTTAGGTTGCTCCGCTCTACTAAATTCATAATTTCGATAAGGGCGATCAGGATTCTTCTTGTTTGGTGTTTCTTTGATAGTCATCATTAAGACTTTACCCTTTGCAGGTGTTAATGTATTAGCTAAATCCTCATAAGCATCGGTTTCAGAGTCATGATCAAAGTCACTATCAGGGATTGGAGTATCAACCATTTCGCCGATTACTTGCAGCATTGAAATTGATCTAGCAATAACAAATTGTGGCATTGCCTTACCGGTTGAAGTTACTTGTGCAAGCGTTGGAAATACTGATTCAGTTTTACCCTCATATTTACCTTCAATAACCATAAAACTTAACATCAAGAAATCACGATCGCCTTTGGCGTTGTGAGTTACTCCGTTAAGGCTAACTTTATAAGTGCCTGCTGGAATATTTTCAAAAGCGTTGTATTCCTTACCCTTCTTAGGATTAAAACCTGACTTTTTAACTTCATTTAATGCATCTAATAAACTCATGTTTACTTATTCTCCTTTTTCTTTGCTTGTAATTTTTCTAAATCTTCTTTTTTGAACATTCCTCTACAACTTTCAAGTAGCTGCAGGATTCTATGATCAGTGATATTGGCTGGATCATACATAGTTCTTAATGCCTTAACTTCACGGAAATATGAGGCATTTTGACCGTCACCAATCTTCTTGGTTCTAATCACAACATCACAGTTACCATTAACGATGTTGTAGTACTTAGTTTTAAGAGATGGTTCATAGGTAGTTACACCGGTGTTTTCATCAGTAATTGCTAATTCACGGCTAATGTAAATCACATTGAGTGGTAAAGCCTTCAAATCCATGACGAATTGCTGAAGCGCTGTGTTGAACATTGCATAGCCTTTGCCGTACGGAATATCAGACAGTGCTTGAACACCAGCTTCAAGGCAGATAGCCTGTTCGATCATTACGCAAATATCATCAATTACATCAACAACGATTGTTTTAAATTGTTGGTTTTCAGGCCGTTTGGGGTTTTCAACTTGCAAAGCAATTACAATATCATCTAGTTGTTTAATGACTGATTGTTTTAATCCACCAGCTTCATTTCTTATATTCCTTAATTGGATTGATGGTGCAGAACCCTGTTTTGAATTTCCATCAGTGTTAAGGATTAACGGATTTGGGAAGAAACTTGAAAAGTAGCTCTTACCTGTCATAGGTGCTCCCCAGATAAAGAAGTTCTTAGGTTCAGATTTTGGACTTAGTTTTTCTACTTTAGGTAATTGAAACATTTAAATAACCTCACTTTCATATTGACTTAAAGTATTATTTTTTTGTCTTAGTTCTTTTATTCGGCTCATTTCTTAATCAGTCTTTTCCTTTTGGCAGGTCTTCTGTTTTGAGCTTGTTCTTTGGGTGTTATCCACCTACAGTTATCAGGCTCATAATTGCCATAATTATCAATACGGTCAATTGTTAGCCCTTGCTTGTAACCATGTTTATTTGCCCATTCATAAAACGGCTCAAAATGTTTATTCCATTCAGAGCAAACTTTTATACCTCTACCACCATAATTGTGATAACTACTTGCATGTGGATTACGGCATCTTTGTCGCATGGTGTTCCAAACGTAATACAGATGTGTTTTTGTTTGACCATGTGTAGGTTTAAAAGCTAATTTTTCTCTGTTCTTAGCTTCAATACAGCCACAACTAGTGGTTTCACTTCTTAGAAGGTGGTCTTGACGAACAACAGTATCATTTCCGCAATCGCATTTACATAACCAAAATTTACGTGTCCCCCATTTAGTATGTTGAATATGATCTATTTTGATTGCAGTTAATAATCCAAATCTTTTATTAGATAATTCCCTTTCTCTTCGCAATGTAATAACACCATCCTTTTTTATATCCGTGCAACTTTGCGTATGCTTGTAGTTCCTTAAGGCTGTGAAGTTCACTAACAGTCTTATTAGCAACTTCCTTCAATAAATTGTTTTTAACAATTTCTTTAATCAATCGCTGTCTTTCTTTAGTAGCTTCAACAAGATCAACATCGCTCACTGGTTTTGCTTCATGAACTTTGACAGGCTTACCGCAGATGGGGCATTTGCCATCCTTGACCTCACTGGCTTTTACTACTGCAAAACAATAATCGCATGTGACAATCGAAATCCCTGAATCAGTTAGCAGAGATTTACTTTTCTGCTTGCCCGATTTAATAGCCCGCTTCCAATCACGATCATCATCAGGATAACCAAACGTTTTGAAATTATTAGCATGATCAATAATGATGGCAGTTTTACCAGGTCTAGGATTCAAACATCTCATTGAGAATTGTAAGTACAATGCAAGTGACGCTGTGGGACGTGCCATAATCACGCAATCAACATTCGGAAGGTCAACACCTTCAGTAAACAGATTTACGTTAACAAGTATCTTAATTTCTTGTTCTCGAAATTTTTGCACCGCTAGATCGCGTTTTTCTTTTGATGTAGTTCCATCCACTTCAATCGCTGAAATCCCCTCAGAATTGAATTTACGGGCTATCTCAACAGCCGAGTCAATGGAATATGTATAAACCACTGCTTGCATCCCATCGGCAATACGTTTATATTGCTTAACGATATGACCGAAAATTTTAGTAGACATAGCTTTTTGCATCGATTCATTAGTAAAATCACCAGTACTTCCACGTTTTAATAATTTAGAATCAAAATCATTAGGTGGTTGAAAATATCTAAACGGTGCTAGAAATCCTTTATCAGTTAGTTCATGAATTGATTGACCAACGATAATATCGTCAGCTATCTGGTCCAATTGCATTTGTCCTGTTCGATGTGGCGTAGCAGTAAACAATAAAACTATAGCTTTAGGAAATTGTTTTAAAATCCTTTGATAACTCTTAGCTAAAGCATGGTGAGCTTCATCAACTAGAATCACACTAGGTGTCGGTAGTTTATCAACTCTTCTGGTAAATGTTTGAACCATTCCAGCAGTTAACAAGTTAGGATTTACACCTTGTTCTTTAAAAGTCTTAACTGCCTGATCCAGTACTTCTTTACGATGAATCAAGAACATTACACGGTTATTATTTTTAGTAGTTCTTCTGGCAATTTCTGCCATTACTCACCGTTTTTCCTGTTCTTGGTGGGCTTTGAACGATAATCACACGATGGCGTTTTTTCATAGAATCAACGATCTTATTAATTAATTCTTTTTGATAAGGTCTTAATTCATACATAGATTACTTACCTACCAACGCATTTAGCATTTTGATAAAATCTTGCTTATTAGACTGAGAAACAATTTGTTCATGAACTTTATCTTTCAATAGATCTGCTAAACCAATTGCTTCAATACCTGTAGAAACAACTTGTGTAGTTATGCTGCCATCAGTATTACCGCCAATAATTAATAAATTAGTGAGCTTACCATCTTCAATTTCTTTTTTGATTACTTCAGTGGCTTTTAATAAATCCTTTTTATCCATTTTCTTTTTCCTTCCATAATTTGGCTACCATATTGAATGATTGGTAATTCTTTCTTTTAACTGCTCTTTTACCTAAATAACGGAGCTGTGCTTCAAAGCTTTCATGATGTCTGTAAGCTAATCTATAAGTAATTCTTTTAGCCAAGTGCTTATTATCAGCTTTAGCTGCACGATCAAATAATTTTGCTAGTTCCGTATTTGATAAACCTTTAAGACTTATTTTCATAAAACACTCTCGATCTGTTTTAAATCTAACCGAACGGCTTCAATGTAATTCTTGATCATTGCTGGATTGGCTGTTTTAGCTAATTCATTTAATCCATAGATTGCATCATTAACAGAAACTTCAATCATTTCTGATTTACGTTGAATTTCATTTCTTTGCTCATCTAGCAATTCTTGGATCCTACATGCCATTTGATAATCTGTTATTTGATTGCCTTCATTAGCGGCTTCAGCAATCTGATATAAAACGGATCTAGGTGGCATCATCGTTTTTCTACAAATTAGAATGATTTCATCCATGGCATGACTAACATCATTTTGTTTAGCGAATTTGCTAAAGCCCTTCATTTGTTCAGTAATATCAATATTTACAGAAAACATTATTTGATCACCGTTTTTCTATTTGATTTCAAATGTGCGCCTCTAATTGTTTTGCCCTTCTTAAGATCTTCATAGATCAATTTCTTGTTAGGCTTAACTACTTCAGAGCAAACAATATAATCAATTGGTAAATCTTTAGTAGATTCAACAATCACAGAATCTTTATAGTTACGAGGCTTAAGAATGTGGTTTTCAGTTTGGATTTCTTTATGACCACTATCATCAATAGCTTTAGTAAGAAATTCTTGAAGTCTTTCAGTTTGATTCTTGATTGAAGCTTCAACTTCTGATAATTGCTTTCTTTTTTCTTTAAGCCAATTAAGCTTCATCTGATTTTCTTCAATCCAAGTGGCCACGTTATCAAGCTTTTCATTTCTAGGTAGTTCCAAACTTTCCAACGTATCTGCTAAAGTATCTGGATCAAGATCTTTTTCTTGTACCTGTTTAATGGCGGTGTTTAATTCAAATACATTCATTGTTATTTCCTTTCTAAAAGCTAGTTTTTTGCGTGGCTAACTTTCTTTTTAGTTTGGCCATCACTAATTGCATCAGTAGTAGCCCATAACTTCATTTTTGTTTCTTTGCTAAGCTCCATAATTAACTCCTAAAAAATAAATTCCCATAATCTGTAACTTAATAAACTAAATCCAAAAATCATTAGACTGAGCAATATTCCACCAAATACTGTTTCCCAGTCTGGAAGTTTCTTATTTTGCATCCCAATCTATCTCCTTCCTATGCTTATTCATCCAAATCGCAGCCGGATATTCAAAAATTGTCATCTTACCGCCTCTGCCTGGATGAATGTTTGAACACCAATCAGGTTGAAATGGATAAAGAATATTTCTTTTTACCCAAGCAGATCCGTGTGGTTTGGCATATTTTTTAGCAAATTCATCAATACTAATAGTTCGTCCTACTATTTGATTCTCAGGAACGTAGCCACGTTTCTTCATAATTAGATCAACTACTTGTTCTAATGAAGAATCTTCAATTGCAAGTTGCACTTTTATCACTCCCAACATTTGATAAAATTAATTTTGAGAAAGAAGGCATTAATATGATTGAAACCATACGCGCTGAACGTGTTCTTTTAAAGAAGTTAGCCAAATATAAGTCGATAAATCATAATGATCCTATAATTACTAAAGATCCTTATTTGATCAAAGATCTTGTAGATAAAGGATTAGTTCAAATTTATCCAGTAAATAAAGTTAAGAATCACATAACTAATATGGTTGATTTTAATTATTCTCTATCACCGGAAGGTGAGCATTATTTTCAAGAACGACATGAACAATTTAGAAAATTTTTTCTTAGAAGTGTTCTAGTACCTATAATTGTTTCAGTTATAACTACCCTCTTAACAACTCAACTAATTCCATTTATCTTGCATACAATGCTGCCAAAGTGAGTAATGTGGTAACTAAACTAACAACAAATGGAATTAGGTAATCACCAATTACTTTTCGATCAAACTGTTCAACTTTTTCATCTATGTCATCATCATTTGATGGCTTTTTTTGTTTAACCATGTTGATCACTCCTTAGCTAAGAAACAAATTTGTGAAGTATTGTTGACCATTACCAGTGATTTTAGGAGTTTTAACAATACGAGTACTGTTTCCATCCACAATGGTTCTTTCTTTAATTTCAAACAGCTTTAAATTCATACTCTTTTGAGTTGGCATATTGTAATCAGTACCTTTTCTTTTAATCAGGTATCCATTTTCTCTTAACCACTTAAAGAATCTATTCTGACCAGTGTTAATACCGTTCTTTTTTAAGATTTTAGCCATTTCACCTACAAGGATTGAAGTTTCACTTGCTGTAATAGCATCTGCAAGCATGGCTTTAGGCTTCATTTTTTCGATTTGAATATCCTTTTGCTTGAGTTGATCTGCTGCTTGTTGAAGTAAATCTGCTAATCCGTTCTTGTTGTGGACCACATCAAAAGCTTTTTCATCGGTCATATATGCGCCATGCTTACGAATCGCTGGTAAGACTTCCGAAGTTACCCAATCTTGAAACTTCTCAGCAACTGGATTATTTGCTTTGATTGCTAGCTTGTAAAATTGCGGTTCAGTAATATAATCACCGCGTTTAACCTGTTGTCCACTTTTGGACAACCCTAAATATTCATTAACTCGCTCCCAACGGACATACTCTTTACCCTTTGAAATTTTAGTAAGCCCTAATCCGATTGCAGTTTGTTCTGCATCAAAATAAACTTGTCCATCAATTTCTTTAATTGATAAGTTTTGTCCTTCGAAACTAAATAATTGTAAATTGCTATCCATTTAAATCACTCCTTATCCAATCTTGAAATCACGAATAACTTTAAGAACAAATTGATTACTTGCAGGATTTACTTTTCTGCCTGATAAATAATCTGAAACTTCTTGTTTAGTCATTCCATACATCTTTGCGAGATCAGTAGTTTTAATTCCATTCTGTTGAAGAAATTGCTTTACTAATTCTCTACCTGGCATTGTTGATGGCATTGCTTTCACCTCACTCTTTTATAAAATAGTAAGTGAAAAAGTACTAAAAAATATTGCATTTGTAATACTAAAGAGTAATATAGAGGTATAAGAAATAAACGTTTCAAAGAGTCCCCACTCAATAAGAAAACGGATATTGCTTATTACTTTTTTTATTACATTTCAACTTACATAAATTATATTAGTACTTAAGTACTAATTAGTCAACAGTATTTTTGTACTTTTTAGTATTAATTTGTGTAAGTACTTTAGAAAGGTGCTTACAAATGCTGTTAGAACGTATAAAAGAAAGGGCTAAACAATTTGATTTATCTCTTTCAGATGTTGCAGAAAAAACGGGCATTAGTCCTAATACTGTTTATAGTTGGCGAGTTAAGACACCACGATCAGATAAACTAAAGCAAGTAGCAGAATTATTACATACTACTACTGATTATTTGAACGGCTTAACTGATGATCCTTCATTACCTACTGATGATTCATTTTCATTAGATGATGACAAACCAGTAATGTATCACGGTTATACCGTACCTGATAAATATTTAGATATGATCCGTGGTCTAATGGATGCTGATATTAAAGAAGGTAAAGCTGATAAGCATGAATGATTTAATTGAATACCTTTTAAATTATGCTTTTGATCATGGAATCGGTTATAAATTAGTACATGCTGATCCTTATGATCCTTCACTATCTTTAAAGAAGCACAATCTAATGGTTATTAACTTGAATTGGCATAATCAAAGTGAGCTTCCTTTTATTATTGGGCATGAAATTGGACATTTTATTTTAGGTGATAAAGGAATCTTATATTATAGTAGTTTTGCTGGTCAGAACTCTGAAGAAAAATCAGCTGACTTATATTCCTTAAATCTACTATATGATTATGCATGTAGTCGTGGTCAATACTTTGAAGAGCCTGGTCAATTCTTATCAGCATATGGTATACCATCCAGAATGGCTGAAGCTGCTAAAAATTTATTTGAACGTAATGATAATTAATTACAGTCCAAATACTGAAGACTTTAAAAGCTGAATAGTTTTGTCGATGGAGGTAAGTTATGGGAATGTTTGGAAATAAAGCCCCTAAGTGTCCTAAATGTAAATCAACCAATGTGCAAGCGGTTGGACAGCACAAAAAAGAATTCTCAGTTGGAAAAGCTGTAATAGGTGGTGTTTTAACCGGTGGCGTTGGTGTACTTGCTGGTTTTGCCGGAAAGAAAACTAAGAAAGTTGACATGATCTGTATGAATTGTGGTAAGCAATTTAAATTTAAACCATAAAATAAAAAAACTCACCTACTGCGCCAACAGTAAGTGAGTAATAGATGAGCTACGCCAATAGCTCTAAAAATAAATGTATTTGAATTAAAACAAAAACCCGCCAAGGCTTTTGCTATACCCTATTTTAGCAAAGTTTTGGCTAGAATAGGAGATTTTTATGGCTTCAATTAAGAAACGCGGTAAAACTTGGTATGTAAGATTTTCAAAGAGAGAAACTCAATGGGACCCAGAAAAACAAAAAAATGTTTCTGTCCTCAAGCAAAAATCGAAAGGTGGTTTCAAGACCAAAGCTGAAGCTCAACAATATGGAATCAAAATGGAAGCTGCTTCTATTTCAGGTGTAGATGTTACCAAGAATCCTGTTTTTGCTGATTATATGCAGAAATGGTTTGAAACCTATAAGAAACCTAATTGCTCCCCTGCTACCAGTACTAAATACAACTATGAAATAAATTTGGTTAGGCATTATTTTGGTGATTTAACGATTAAAGATATAACTAGAACCAAGTACCAAGAATTTATTAATTTTACAGCTAAGAAACATGCTCCAGTTACTGTAAAGAAATTGAATGGCAGTGTTAGAGCTTGCGTTAATTCAGCCATTATTGACGGTCTTATATCAGCTGATTTTACTAAGCAGGTTCAAGTCCATGGCAATGAAGATAGAGAATTAGCTGTTACATATTTAAATATTAAAGAAATAAAGAAACTAACCAAAACCACTATTAATAAATTAGATGTTAGTATGCCATCGTACTACATGATTCTAACTGCTATTTTTACTGGTGCTAGATTGGGTGAAATATCCGGTTTGCAATGGCATGATATAGATTTTACCAATGATACTATTGATATTAATAAATCATGGAGTTGGGAACGTAAAAAGATAGGACCAACTAAAAATAAAAGTTCAGTACGAAAAATTAAAGTTAATGTTTTTTTGCTTGAACGACTTAATGACTTGAAAGCCAATAAATGTAAATTCGTTTTTGGCAATCCTGCAGAAAATGATCTGCCACCTACTTCTGCGACTGTGAATTCAACTTTGAGAAGTTTACTAAAAGATGCTAATATCAATAAGGATATTCACTTTCACAGTTTAAGACATATTCACGTTGCATATTTAATTAAGAAGCATGTAGATATTGTGGCTATCAGTCAGAGATTAGGCCATAGTAATGTAGCTACAACTTTAAAATATTATGCTTACTTAATTGATGAGCTCAAAAAATCAGAAGATAATAAAATCATCTCCGATTTGAATGAGCTATCAAAATGATATAATTATTCTGCTAAAAAAATAGCTGTTGCACAAATGTTGCACAGCATTTTATAGAAAGCTTGATATATCAGTATTTATAGTTGGCAAAAAGGAACATATATGGATCAATTAGATAAATTCAACAGGCGCTATAACTTCTTGTCTAAGTTATCAGCGTCCCTCTTTTACTCAATTGCTGTGGCGGTTGCGTTAAACTTCTTCTGGACGCCAGGACACATGTACTCATCCGGAATCACAGGTTTTGCGCAGTTAATTAACACTGTCAGTGAACGATACTTACCATTCACGCTGTCCACCTCAATCATGTACTTCGTCTTAAACTTTCCATTGTTTATCTTGGCTTGGGTTAAGATCGGACATAAATTCACGTTCTTTACGATTGTGGCAGTTGTCCTAGGATCAATCATGATGCATGTCATTCAACCATTGCATATGGATCTTGATCCTGTTGTCTGTGCGATCTTCGGTGCGACAATTAACGGTATTGGTACTGGTTTTGCACTTAAGAACGGAATTTCAACCGGTGGGCTGGACATCATAGGGATCGTTATTCGTCAAAAGACTGGCATTAGCTACGGTAAGTTTAATATCTTTATTAACTTAATCATTATTGCCGCAGCTGGTTTCATGTTTGGCTGGACAAGAGCTTTATACTCTGCTTTAACCATCTTTATTAACGGCCGTGTAATCGATGCTGTTTACACGCAGCATAAGAAGATGCAGGTTATGATCGTAACTCAGCATCCCCAACACATCATTGATGGTATTCAAAACAGAATGCACCGTGGAATTACCATTTTGCACGATGCTGAAGGTGCCTACAGTCACATTGAAAAGACGGTTTTGATCACTATTATCGACCGCTACGATATGTATGATATTCGTCAAATTGTTCAAAAAGCTGACCCATACGCTTTCATGAGCGTAAGTGAAGTTGAAAAGGTATACGGTCGCTTCAAGGAGCAAGAGATAGTCTAGAAAAGTAAGACAATTGAATATTTAACAAAAAACTCATATTGGAAGAAATTCCATTATGAGTTTTTATTATCTCTCGACTTTTATCTTCTCTACTATACTTAAGATATAATAGTTTTAAAAGGTTAACATTTCGGATAAATTAAAAACAACCTAGTATCATCATAAAGAGGATCAAAATGGCAATAATATTACTAATTTTAATTGCAATAATTATCTGGTTGTTAATTAAAATTTACGACTACAAAAAAATAAATACCAAATTAGCTAAACAAAATAACGAATTAGCTGAGAGAATTAAATTACTAATTGGCACTTCTCAACTCCATTCTGAAAATTCGGATGAGAAATCAAGTCAAGGCTCAGAAGACAATAAATATGCGTCAATACCTCCTACACCTTTTAATGAGAAAAATGCAGCAGCTTGGAAAAAATATGAAGATGAGCAATCGAAAGTTTGGACCAAATACCGTAAAGTGCAAGAAAGCCAACCAGATTATGATAAACAATTTGGTAGATCATTTGATTATCCTAAGTACACCGACAAATATGATACAAATACAGATTTCAGTTTGCGTGAATTACTTCTATTAATTTAGTGGAGCAAAATCAAAAAAGGTAGACTTACCACCGCTAAAATCCCTAAATATTTTATCTTTACCTACAATTTGAATGTACCAAAAGTAACTCAAAAATTTATTGATAAAGGTTGGCTGGTTCAAGAAGATGATAGATACTTCTTATCAAAAGAAGCAAATCAAGTTACAGACTTCTATAGTGATCTATGGGAAATGCATCAAGCGGACAGCTTTCCTATTTGCTTAGATGAAGATTTTCCTAATTGGAATCATGGGAAATTACTCATTACCTTCTACAAGAATGATATAGATTTTCAAAATAAATTAATTGATTATTATCACAAACTGGAATCATTCTACAAAAACAATCCAAAGTTCTTTTCTGATAAACAAATGCAAAATAATCATATTCAAGAGATTGAACAATCAGTTATAGAAGCTCAAAATGTGATTGATAAGAACAAAAAAATAATTAAAGCTATTGAATAA